CCTGCAGTAGCCAAAGCTTGACGGTATAACTGTGCAGTCTTACGGTTAACGTAGATCTTCAAATCAGGTGAACCTACCAATGTAGCAGGCAATGCGTCAGTACATAACTGCAATTTATCAATTACGTTAGTAGCATCCAAAGAAGTTGTAAAGTCAACATCAGGAGTACCACCTTTACCGGCATCGATTAAGTATTGTAAACCGTTGAATCCTGTGAATCCTGAAGATGGCCAGTTACCTTTCCAAATGTTACACTCAATCTCTTGAGCAACCTTAGCAGCCAAGTGAGAGATTAAGAAATCAGAGAAGTTAGCAGGGACTACATCGTTGATAAAGCCACGACCTGTTTGAGCCGCTTCCCAATCTTTTGTAAATTCAGCCTTGCAAAGTTGGATATTAACCATAAGGTCAGTAACCGTTAATACCTTCTCAGTTAAAGCTAAGGTAGAAGTAGAGTTGTCAAAGTCGCATGTAGCAGCTTTAACTAATCCTGTTGAAGCAAGAATCTTAAGTACTGCTTTGTACTTTACGTTCTCTTTAACAGTAATGTAGTTGTTTGCAATAGTATCTCCTGAAAGAACTGCTGCAGCAATGTACGGAAGCGCTAATTCGCCAGCGTAGGTTGAGGTGATGGTTAAGTTATCAGCCATTTTGTTTTGTTTTTGTTTTTGTTTTTAGTTGTTTTTGTATCTTGCTACTATAGCACGAGTTCTATCTTCGATGTTGCTCATTGCTGTAATGTTTAAAGGTGCTTGAGGTGCAGCTTGGCGTGCCTGCTTAACAGTAGTTGCTGCCGGTGCTTTACTTAGCTCAGTAATTTGCTTCTCAGCAGCACTAAGCTTAGCTTCGAATTCAGTGATGATGTTATTCAACAATCCTTCTACTTGCTCTTTAGAGTAAGTCTCAGCTACTTCCTGCTCTACTTCAATCTCTACAGTAGGCTCCTCTTCCTCTTTTGGTACTTCAATAGCACTTGCAATAATGCCAGCTGCTACTACGATTACCATACCGTTATCAAGTGTATACTCTCCATCGGCTAAAGGTGTAGGATTGCCATCTGCATCCATTACGAATACCTCTACTCCCTCAGCCCATACTTCAGCTGGTGAATAGATCATAGTGCCATCAGCTAAAGCACCCTCTACCATCATCTCTACCTTAGTAGCTTCCGGTGCAGCAGTCTCTTCTACTGATAGCTTTACTCCATGCTTACTAAGCATCGGAGTGAATTTGTTTAAGATGTCTTGAATCATGTTCATGTGTGTATAATTATTAGTGGAAAAAATTACAAATTCATTTCAAGCTGCTGAGCTAATTCAGCTAATAGCTTCTCTAAGTCTTTCTCAGTTACATCACTTTCACTCATTGGTGCAAACCATCCCTCTATTGAAAAGCCTTTAACCTCGCCATTCTTTACAGCTTGCCAGGTCTTATCATCATCTACCTTTACCCCTATCATCCACGTGCCCTCAGGAAGTTCAAAGCCGTAGTTCATGCTCTTATCATGTGCTCCTGTAGTTACCCAAGACTCTACTACGGTAAGATTATTTACAGGCATCTCATGCTGAATCGTGTGATTGTGGTGCATGTTACGCTTAAGAAATTCCTGAGCCGTCTGCTCTATAGTCTCTTTAGAGTAAGTGATAAAATACTTTTCGTTATTACCATCATATCTAACTATAGGTTGGTTAGGAATTAAGGCAGGGCCGTATAGCATGCGCTTCTCTCCATCCTCTACTCTTGCTAATAACAAGTTAGCTTTAGACAGTGCTACAAAGTCTACCATTATGGCAGGCTCAGATACTAAGCTCACAGCGTATACCCCCATGTTATCCTCTTCCTCACCTAAGCCGTATTCTATTAATTTCAATTTATCATTCATATCATTGCTTTTTTATTAGTGGAAAAATTCTATAAATGTGATTGATCTATTATCTTTTGACGTGCCTCCAATGCATTAGCTACGTTACCGGCAAGTACATAAGTCTCTAATCCACCTGGCGCATTAGTCTGCAAATTAGCTCCGCTGAAATCTACAGCAGGTGCATTAGCTCCTCCTCCTGTTGGCGCATTTAGATTACCATTACCTCCACCTGAGCCACCTCCACTAAATTGAGTTTGGTTAATCTTAACTATGTTAGCTATGCCTGCTGCTGCTACTGCTGCTGCTTTTGCGAAGTTCATTCCTGTTAACTGATCTTGTGGTACAGCTAACTGCTGAACTATTCCGCTTGCCATTGCTATGGTAGCCTGAGCTTTCTGCATTAATTTGTTACGCTCAAAAGCTTTACGCTGGCTTGCCTCATCTCCTTTAGCTGTAGCTTCATTTAATGAACTAAGCGCATCGAGTGCAAGGCTTGCCATATCAAAGTTGGCTTGAATGTTAGCCATACGCTTAGCTTTATCTTCGGCTCTATACTTCTCTTTTATCTCATTCTCTTTACGTGCCTGCTCCTCTACTAATGCTGTAGCATCTAAGCCTGCAGCTAAAGCCTGTTCTTTTAAAGCAAAGTAGTAATCTTGCTGAGCCATAAGCTCCTGCTCTTGCTTGCTTAAGCCCGATTGAAAATTAGCTTCATCTGCTGCATCTATAATAGCCTGCAATTCTACTAACTCTAATTGCTTTTCGTGCAACCTTTCCTGAGCTTGTTCCTTTTCTTTAGCTAACTTCTCTGCTTCTTTATCAGCTTCTATCTGGTCGTACTTAGCAGTGATGGCTGCAAACTCTGCCTCATGGGTAGCACGTAACTGAGCTAATTCATCTGCACTCTTCTTAGCTTTTATAAATGTTTTTTCCTCTGCCTCTTGACGCTGGAACATGGTAAACAGCTCTTTCTCCTGCTCATCCATAGAAGCTCTTTGCAGCTCAGCCATACGCTGCTCAATAGCTAAGATATCATCTGCTAACTTCTTAGCTGCTGCATCTGCTGCACTTTTACGCTCTGCTGATTTGGCTTTTCGTGCAGCAATAGCAGCTAATTCTTTCTCAGTCTTAACCTCTTCTTTCGCAGCCATTCCTGCGTTCCAAATCTCATCCTTTTGGCTTTGAAGGTCTTTAACATGATTAAGTAAACCCTCTCTTTGTAATCTTAACTTTTCAACTAAAGCTGCATTGCCCGCTTGCTGAGCTCTTTGCATTTGCAGAGCTAAATCTGTAGACTGAGCATTAATCTCTTTTTGTTGTAAAGCTATTTGTTCTGTTTGATTTTTATAGACGCTGAAAGCTTCATTTTGGAGCAGCTGTTTATTATACTCATCATCCTTACCTGCGCGAATCTTATCTAATAAAGCTTTAGTATCCTGATAGACTTTAATCTTTCTTATCTCAAGATCGTTAATGGCTGTTAATTGTGCCTGCTGTGCTTCTAAAAACTTTGCTTTATCCTTTTCAAGATAAGCTATCTTCATAGCGGCCTCTGCCTGATATTGTTTGTTTTTTAATATATCTAATTCAGTCTTTAGTATCTGCCCACCTCCTGCTCCTAAAGCTTTTTGTAATGCAAGCTCACGTGTTAGCGCTTGCTCCTGTGCTTTTAAAGCCTCTACTTGCTTGTTTAAATTCTCAAGCATCTTACTCTTGCCTGTAACAAAGTCGCTAAGCTCTTCCCAGTAAGCTATCACAGCTATCAGCACCCCTACTAAAATAAAGATAGGGTTAGCCAAAAGTGTTGTAGCTAAAGCTTTTGCTCCCGCTATACCTGCCTGAAAAGCTGCCTTCATTCCTCCGGCTAACGCTTTAGTATCTATTCGGCTAAGGTTTCCGCTAAAGGTTTGGATAGATTGTGTTAATCCCTCAAAGTCTAAGTTACTCAGCTGATCACCCATAATGCCGAAAGTATTACTCATACCTTCAATAGCAGGGCCTGTATTTCCCTTCACCGCTTCCGCAGCGTCATTCATCCTATCCTTAAGCTCACCCATCTTTATGGATAGCTCGTTAAATTTCTCAGTGCCTAACTCAGTCTGATCTTGCTGCTTCTTTAACTCAGCATATTGGGCCTTAAGAGTCTTAGTGGATTTCTCTAAGTGCACCGTAGACTCATCTACTTTCTTTATCTCCTGATTTATATCTTCTAATCCTGTGAATGTACCCTCATCATCAAATGAGAGCTTTAATATCATCTCTTGTGTAGCCATTATATTACGCTATAAATTGTGAATGTAATTAAGCTAAGTAGCCCTATAACTATAGTGTAATTAATAGCTCTTATTTGCCACACCTTTAGCCTTGCATGGTATGTACCGCTTGCATGCTTAAACTCTTTGCTCTTACCCTGCACTCCTGATCTAAGTAAAGTCATACTAAGTATGATGTCATTTTTTGGATTTGTCATATTATAGGTATACGTTGGAATTTAGATTGTGTGTACTGAATGGTTGCGCTGATCACTGCAGTATGGCCTGTATGCTTGCACTCTAAATAGGGTGCAATCTTATTGCTTACTATGGGGAAATGAGGTATAAAGGAATTGTTTGAAAAGCCATTATGAAAGTTACTGATCTTAGCAGGAGTAGAGCTGTAGTGTGTAGTGGCATCTCTCCACAGCATAGTGCAAAATTCAGCAGTAGCTACTTTTCCGGTAAAGTCGGTTACATTGTAATCATATTCCATTACTGAGATACTTATATTTACATGCCATACCGTCTCAGTAGGCATCTCTATCACACCGCCATCTATGCCATCTATGTATAAATCTACATTTGTTGGATTAGATACCATTTCACCTAAGCCCATGAGCTGTATAAATCCATGTTGACTGCGCCCTGGTATAGTTGTTCCAAAGTCTGAGGTACCATCCCACCATGTACCACCGCCAAAGTGCACCCCTCTTACATCAGCCTCTGCCCATCTGCCTGCTACCATAGTGCCCTCTAAGTTAGGCCTGATAAAATTGCGATAGCCTAAAGCTTGGCTGTAGTTATTGTTAGGTGCAATGCCATGCCCTAAGCCGCTAACAAAAATGCGCTCATTGTTATCTTCAATAGAAGCTCTATTGACATTACCCATACCGGTAGCGCTTCTTTGATTACCACTCGTATTAGTGATATTGCTACCCCCTACGTTGTTTGGTGAGGTAATTATACCGCCTGTTCCGTTAGTGCCTGTAGATGCAAAGCATTGGCCCTTGCCATCATTCCAAGTGTAGCCATAAAACTCGCAGCATTCCTCTGATCCTGCGCTTATAGCTCCGTCGTAATCTAAGAAGTCTACAGCTCCTGTAGTTGCGTTAATTGCAGATGGTGTATATTGGCAAAGCGCTCCAATGTCAAGTAAGCGAATGAGCTTGCATTTAGTTACTTGCTCATCTGCTACAATATAATCGGTCAGCTCTATGACTCTCCAAAAAGAATCCTTAACCCAAATCTTATCATTAAACTTTAAGCCAAATACATCAGTAACTGATAGCTTAAAATAAGCTTCCATTATCTTTTGCTCACTATCGTATAGCTCTGCAATATACTGCCTCCAATATCTATCAAATAGCGTGTGTAATGGCATGGCTTCAATTGGATGCGGAGGAATCTCTTGCCCAAAGTTTAAATCGTCTGTGCCTATCTCAGTTGGGATAGATTTGTAATGGCAGAGTAGTGGTATAATTGTAAAGCTTGCATCTTCTGCTACCTCATCGTAAACCATTACTACAGCATCCTCGGCTGCATTTCTTCTATAAAGTATGCGAGGCCCTGGTGCCATAAACTCTCCCGTCTCATTAAAGTATTTAGGGATGATGTAATTAGTGTTAGGTATTAAGTCGCAGGGCGAAGCTCCAAAGGTTAGCTCAACAGTGTAATCACTTGTGCTAAAGTCATTGCCAGGATCATTAAGCCTAAGCTCTCCGTAGACTCTTTGAGCTGCACTGTTATACTTAGCGTTAAAGAAATCTCCCTGCTCTTTATAGCTCCACTTAAGTAGGCGCTTTCTGATGTCAGCTGCAGGGGTAAGTACAATGTCTTTAGATAGGTCAAGCTTGCCTGTCCAATCGTAATCATCTCCTGTACCTAAATACTCTACCATTGGAATAATCTCAACAGCGTTAGGCATGTTTGGATTAGGCACCAACACTGCATTAAACATCTTGAGAATATCTCTTAAGAAATCTATTTGCTTTTGCTCAGGTGCGTTGCTGGAGATGTTAATAGGCTGAGCTTGTAGCTCTCCTGTTACAAATGAAATTTTAAATGTAGAATCAGTATTTACGTCTAATGTAAGCTGGCTTCCTGTATGGCCATAAATATAAAGTCTAAATTCATCTCCTACTAAAGTTGAAACAGTAGTGTTACAGTTAGCTTGTATTAGATCAGTAGAGAATACATCGTAAAAACCTGTAGCTTCATCAAAGCCATAAGTTACATTGGTTAAGCCTTGCCCAAAATACATCGGGAAAACTGTTTCTACTCCTGCTCTTGTTCTAACTAAATTTATATCATAGGTGCTTACATCACTTGTATTAACAGGAAGCTGAATAATTAAATCAGCACTAAATGTAATATCAAAATTGATTTGTGCAGTGTAAGTATTACTTGCAAAGCTATTAGATGGATCAAATGTCTCTACCCATCCTGTTAGCTGCTTTCGATATAAGCTTGTGTTAGCTATTTGGTCAAGAGTAAAAGTTTGGTCTGCTGTATATTCTGCGCTAAACTTAGCTTCATCAGCCGCTATATTTCCAATCGTTAATGGATTAGTGATGTAAGGAATATACATCTTTACTAACTCCTCTTCTAAGGTTGTTCCGCTCCATGTAAAGCC